TTAGCGCCTGATGCTACTATTCACCTGGCCATCACTTCTCACTTTTACACAAACCTATCTTTTAGTAGTTTGTTCTTCTATGTATGAAGCTACTAAATGCGTAGAGAATAAGTACTTCTTACCTAGTCTCCAGTATGGTATCCCTAAACTATCTTTATAAAGTTTATTATAGATAGTTTGTTTGTTACTTTTGGTTAGGTCCGCCAAATCTTCGACAGTCATAACCATGCCGTATTTATTCTCCAGGGCTTTCTGCATTTGCCTTAGCTTCTAAATGTTCTATCATCGCAGTTAAATACCACCCTGCTTTTTTGACGCATACTAATTGTTCAGGGATTACGTTGTACTTTGAATCCCAGCGCCATAAGTATTTTAATATGTTCCCTTTCAAGTAACCTAAGTACGCTTCTTCAGTCATACTTTCTTTTATAGCTTCTATGGCTTCAATGTTGCCACGCTTATAGTGGTCAGGATTGATATTATCACGCATCTTCATGTCTCATTTTCTCCATTCCTTTCTTTGAAACATTGCCTTGGCCCCAGGTATCTGTTTTCAAATGGCATGTGCCACACAGTACCATTAGATTTTCATGTCGATTGTCTCTTCTGTTTCCATTGACATGATCTATTTGAAAAGCTTTTGGATTAGGGTCTTTATATCCGTTAAAGGCGTGACAAGTGGTAGCTTCGCAACGTAATCCTCTACGATCCAAAATGTACTTCCTCATTGCATGACTAAACTTAGTATCAAGTTTAAATTTGCTCTCGAGTACAAAGTCTCCTTGGCATCTATTAGAGCAATAAATTCCTTTTTGGTGGTGGGGGCTGAACTGAAATTCTTTACCACAAGTTCGGCAGTTTGCGTTCATTGATTGTTCTGTAAATCCAGTTGGATAATTGTTTTGTGTTGAGAGCATCTTCAAAATCCTTTTGAAATAATTCCTGGTGCCATTTGCTGCCGGTAAGAACAATACTACCGGATGACGATCCAATTATAACAGCGACTGCTACATTATAAAGGTGCATTTTATCAAGCCACTGTAGCTGTAAAGCAGACAAACCTGTTTTTATTAGGGTTGTTTCTTTCTTTGGTAATTTTAAATATTTGTATTCAACAAATAAAATACGAGCGGGGCCAGCATACATAGCATCTGGTACCCCGCCTGTATAAGTGTCGTGAATTTTCCAGCTGAAAGTATCAGCCGGTAAATGACGATGCACAGATTTTATAAACCCGTGCTCGTTCATTATTCACTAGGCGTGAGAATCATAAACAGCTTCCGCTGCCTTATAATCTTCTTCTTGCGCCCAACCTTCCCAGTCGATCTTAATATTAAGATAGGTTGCACCTGCCCGATTTTCTACAGAAACAGTAGTTAGTTTCCATAGACCGGAAAAACGATCACCACCTTTGCTAGTAATCTGAGTGTTCCAATTCTTAGAAACACTTAGCTTTGAATTAGCAAAGTCGAATATCGCAGGCAAAGAAAGCACCCCAGTTTCTGGATTCTTAATCATCATAAGATGACTATGAGTTTCAGAAACTTGGAACTTATCAGGTGAGTCCTCCTGTTCCTCTACAAGTGCGTTAGCTTCAGCCGCAGTATCTTTAGTACCTATGTAACCTCCACCAGCTTCACGAGTACGCCATACAACGTGATCGGTTTTGAAGTTGACACTGACCACATATAGCTCCTGCCCTAATAGTTCATTACTGATACTGTTAATAAACATACCAGGCTCTGCGCCTTCAATATATTTAGGGTGGTGCTTGTCCACTTCATCAGACATCTTTTGAAGCTGCTTGATCCGTGGTATTGCTAGGGCGCTAGAAACATTTTCGTTTCCTCGATTCCCTGGTTTAATGTAATCAGGTACATTGCTGCCTGACAGTGCTAGTTGCGTTTTTTCATTCGCCATTGGTTTACCTCTGGGTTATTGTTAAAGAGATCGAAAGTTTAGTTTAGTAAGCTCACGTGTCTGTACCCCTGGCACTTCCTGTGTTTGGGACAGCTCTCTAAAAGCTGTAGCAGACACGCGCTTGTGCAACAGTTCAAATGCTTGATTGTTTGAAATGAATTCATAGAATGCATCCCAATCAGTTACATCAGGCACATTTTCTGTTGCTACGGAAATGGTAGCGCTTTCGTTAGCCATTCGTTTCAGGCCAACCTCTTCCATTTCTCGTATTAAATCACGGGCGATCTCGTCTTCCCGCTCTTTAATTTCTTTGAGTTCTTGATTTAGATCTTTGATCTGTTGTTTAACTGTTTTCAGTTCGTCAATTTTTTCGTCAAGCGTCATGCTATTTTCCTGAGTTTGTTTAAGTTATTGAGTATGGTTAACAACTCTTCCATCCGTCCTAGTTTACCCTCGAGTTTGGCGTACACATCAGGTTCCCATGTACCTTCTGCAGCAATACGTATTACTTCTGTACGTTTGGTTTGCCCAGCTCGATAGATGCGGCGATTAAATTGTTGGTAGTGTTCAGCATTGTAAGTAGGCGAGGCCCAGATTACAGATGTTGCTGTAGTCATTGTTAACCCATGACCTGCAGATTGTGGGTGGCAGAACACGACTTGTAATTGTCCTGCTTGCATCCTGTCTACAGTTTCATTTCGTTTATGTGGTGCTGTACTACCATCAATGACACCGTATTTAATTTTTCTTTTTTCACATTCTTCAACCATATGGCTTTTTTCGTGGCTCCAGTTAAAGGCCACTAAGCTATGGGGTCTTTGCTGTACAAGTTCCAGGACTAAGTTGTATCGATCTTCATGAACTCCAACTATGTTACCTTCGTTGTCGTACAATGCCCCGGTACACATCTGTAAAAGCTTCTTAACTTTAGCTCCAGCGTGTACAGCATTTATTGTTGCTTTGTCTGTATGTAATACAGAGTCATTAACCATATCTGAATATTGGTCCATCACTTTCTTAGGGAGCTTAGTTGTTAAGGTAGATATAGTTTGTTCTGGCATATCAATACATTCTTCTAAACTGTATCGAATGTTTATATCTAATAAGGCACTTGCTACTATCTCTTCTGCATCGTCCCTGTCTACCCATTCATTAGCAAATCCATTAAATCTGCTGGTACATACTGCATTGCGGAATGAATAAAACCTTCTGCCCAGGCGTTCACCATCGTCAATAAGATAAGCTGGATGCCAAATATCTACAATTGAATTACTGTTAGGTGTACCTGACATACCAATACGGTATTCAAAATGCTCCATGATCTTTGCGATTGCTTTACTACGTTGACTATCTTTATTCTTGAACGCAGTAAACTCATCAATACAAACAGTATTGAACTCTTCAAGTACTCCTGGATTTTTAATTATCCATTTAACTGCATCATGGTTTGTAAGAACTATTGGTAGGCTTTCTTCAAAAGCTTTCTTTCTATTCTTTGCGTACGCAATAGAGTATCCCAGGTTAGGTTGGAACTTCTCTATGTCGTCTCCCCAACTAGCTTGCAATATGGAAAGAGGAGCGATGACAAGCATTCGCCCTTTGTCAGAAGGCAGATCTGAATAAGCGTCTATAACGCTGCGGGTTTTACCTGTTCCAGGATCTGAAGTGATTAAGCATTTGTGTTTGTTAAGAATGAATTGAGTTGTTTTTGTTTGGTGTTCAAATGGTTTTAGCATAGTTACTTTGTTAAAGTTAGAAATCGATTCTACTATAATCTATTATATTATAGCAAGCGTGAGTTTGCTTTTTTCTTAGCAGTCCTCACATTTGGTTCTGTTAAAAATATATCATTGAGTATTGCTTCTCTCATGAGAGCTTTTTCAGAACGGTTCATAGGAGTTAAGATAATGATGTCGGACTTCTGCAATTTGTACGTTGACCAGTACGCACCTTCAGGCGGTTCAGTTTTTAAAGTAAACTCAACAATTACTGGTTCCCCCGTTTTAGGGTCATCGTATCCGTAATACATTTGCATTTGGTCTTACCTTTGTTATTCATCTTTCTTTGTAAAGTGTTTTTGTTTTAATATTTTAAATAGTTCTTCCTTTTTAGCAGCTTTGTCTTCCGACTTCCACTGTACAAAGTCAGATAACTCTACGCCAAATGCATCGCAGGCACTTTTTATAAAAGGATTAAGGTTGTCTATTTTCTTTTGTATACGACGTTTCTTCAGCTCGTCGGTCATGTTTCCTCCTGAAAACGGCCCCGACTAATTTGCGCTTAGGGGATGGGGTTGAGAGAGTAAACTAGTCAGGGCCGTAGAGCTTTTAAGAGACTCCCCATGCACACTCTGGGAACTCTCCTTTCTTATATGAACACCATTTACAGTTATTCTTACTTGGTTTAGGTTCATAGTCAACACAAGTTGTCATTGCTACACCTCGTTTATAGAAGCCTGGCGCAAATGTCATAGCTTCTTCACGAGTGAATTGCTTCTTAGTTGTTAAACCTTTATCTAAGTACCATAACTCTGTCTGTACAAACTGTAAATCTGGGTACCTGAAGAATGTACCTATTGCATAGAGTAGACATTGTTGGGAATGAGTAATCTCGTTACCCCATTTTTGCCCTGTCTTATAGTCTATTACTCTTGCGGAGTTATCATCTTCTTGT